CCCCCACCCCCACCCCCCACCGGAGCAATAGAAACAGCAATAAGCCCAGTGTTACCACTTGGACAAGTAAAAGAATATGTTTGTGATCCAGTTGGAGTCTTGGGGAAAGTTGCCGATTGGGAAAGCAAGGCAATGCTGAAAGTATCCCCTACAATAGTAGTTGCATTTGTAGATGAGGCAAGAGTGTTATCTAAAGTTGAGGCCATGATAATTACTGCCGAATTATCTGTCACAGATGTTAGATCAATGCTTGGTGTGGCGCTTGTGACATTATTTGTGGCGGATGCGTCTACAGGACTTGTGGTTTGTGTCGCACCAGTTAGGTTTACTGCCCCACAACCGAACACAGAGGTAGTCCCAGTTCTCGTTGCAACAATGTCATTAGTACCTGTAGTGGGATTGGCCAAGCCGTAAAGATAAACATAACGAGAAGTGGCAGCATTTATTTTGCCTAACAAAGTCATGGAAACTCCTGCGTATGTCACCCCGGTTACTGTGTCCCCAGCAACATCAAGAACTCCCACAAGTAAATATCTGTCACTTCCAGATATGGCAAATGATTTTGTTTGACTAGTCGCCCCACTGGCCGTATATGTAATGTTTGTACTTGCTTGGATTGCTATTGCCATATATATTTTGAATTAAACTCTTCTTCCGAATACTTATTAATCGTCACCAAGTTGTTTAATGTTGTGTCTATTTCAAAAACATAATACTCTCCATCTTTTATAAACCCATCTCCTTGCTGACCTACTCCGCTGTCTAGTAAAGGAAAACCACCTTGTGACATTACATATTCAAAACCTTCTGGCACATCTGGGTAGTCTACATCTTGATAGTTTTCTAGTGTACAAAGAGTGGTTATAAATTCATCTGTTTCTGTATTCTTAATAGTGTCTGAGTACCCCTCTCCTATATATTCTCTTTTTATTAGGTTTGTTTTTTGCATATAAAATATATTAAGCATAGACATAGTCAATCCAAACCACTAGACCCTTCGCCTTTGTAGTTTGAACAGCGTCAACATCAAAAGTAATGATCGCATCGGCTGCTATTGCAGCGTCAGTAACTGCCGGTGGAGTTGCAGCAGTTTCACTAGATTTTTCTGTAGAGTCAACTGTAATTTTGTTAGTAGCCATAATAGTAGTTCCGGCTTCATTGATGTCAACCGTATAAGTTCCAGTAGTTCCGGCTGTGTCACAATATGATCCGACAGCTTTTACTGTAATGGCACGATTTGAAATTCTGTAGTCTCCACCAATTGCAGTTCCTGTAGCCTGATCTGTATCAGAAGCAACTAGGCGCACCATAAATCTTTTTAGTTCTCCTTTTACAATACCTGTTCCCTTTGGTACGAGTAATAAGTCAATGTTAGTGTCTCCACCTGTCGCTTGTATTTGAGGAGCTGTTGTTGTAGCAGCGTTTACAAAAGTGATTTCATTTACTGCAGAGGCCGTAGTGTCAAAAATCAACATTTCGTTTCCGTTTGCATCTGCTATAAACCCTAAGTCTGCAAATTTAGGAGCAGTAAGTGTTTTGTTTGTAAGAGTGTCAGTAGATGAGGCTGTAATGTATCCTGAATCGTTTGTAAAAGATGAAAGAGCTGTTGGGAATGTTGCTAACGACAAATCTCCTCTAAAATATTGAGAAGTTGTCCCTGTAGTTATTGTACCTTGCTTTGCGTTTAATTGAGTTTGAATTGCAGAAGTTACACCTGACAAATAACCTAGTTCTGTAGGAGTGACTGCAGAAGAGACAAGGTTTTTAGATGCATCTAAATATGGTACAGTTGAGGCTGTTTGATCTGAAAGCACCAAGTTTCCACCTGCCAAAGTTAGTGAATTGCCACTTTGAGTCAAAGTTAAATCCCCGTTGTCCCAATTTATGACCCCCCCCTCAGCTAAGAACATGTCAGACCACTGAAGAGTCGAAGAACCAAGAACCCCACCATCATTTGTTGCAGGAGAGACAACTCCATTATGATCTATTTTAAATTTTGCGTTATTCGTACCTGCAGATGAAACATAAAGTTGAAAATAACTTGTGCCGTCAGCTCCATTTCTCAAGAAAGTAACTGCCCCCTGATTGTTTTCGACACCTGCGTCATCTTCTATTACGAAGGATAGTTGTGTTCCAAAAGTGTCTGCCATGTCTCCTGTAGATGTTGCTTTCAGTCTAAGTGTTCCTGCCAAACCTGTGGTTGACGCTGTTGATCTTTCTACTAATGCATCTCCACCAGAGGTACTACCTTTAACATGGAATGTTCTAGCCGGAGTGCTTGTACCAATACCAAGCCTATTATTTGTGTTGTCCCAGAAAAAGTTAGTGTTGTCTTGTGCTATTGTAGTTCCATTAGAAAATAAAACTGATCCTGCAGTTAAACTTGGAAGATCAAATTTTGCGTTCCATGTTGCAGCACTAGAAATATATGTGTCTCCAATTGCAGTACCATTCCACACCCCTGTTGCAATAGTACCAAGAGTTGTGATTGAAGTTTGGCCTACATAAGCTGCAGAGATGTCAATTGTCGAACCTGTGACAGAAATTCTGTTTGATGTTCCTGAAATACTTGATAGTTTTGAGTCCAGTTGAGTTTGAATTGAGGATGTTGCGTCTAAATATCCAAGAGTTGTAGTAGTCACAGTTGAGTGAGTTGGTACTCCGTTTGTATCTGATACTAATACACGAGCGCCAGTTATTGCTGCAGCTTGTGATACTGCTGTTCCGGTAGTAGCGTAATAAGCCAAACGATATTGAGTTCCTGAATTCACAGTTCCTGAGCCTCCACCCCCTCCACCTGCAGCAGCATATTTGTGTCGTCCATTTGCCTCATCCCATACGATTGCGTACCCATCAGCTCTTGTTGAATGATCCAAGTCAACTGCTTGCCTCAAAACAGTCGGAGACATTCCACCCTCTTTTAATTTGCCTTTTTTTGTTTGAGGCGTAGTAAAAAACTCCGGTATGTCTTTTATTTTAAACCACGAGATTTTATTTTCATCTGTATTTGCAGTTTCGTTAATTAAATCAATGATTCTTTCTCCTGATATTTCCATCATCTCTTGAACCTCAGGGAGTGTAATGTTTTCCATTACAGCTTGTACTATGTCATCAAGTTCTAACTTTTCCTCTTTAACATTTACTTTTTTAGCCTCTTCTAAAAGATAAGTGACTTCTGAAATTTTATTTTCAACCTTTTTAAGCATTTCACTTTGAATGTCAGACACATCACCTTCTAAGGTTTTCATGTCCTCCACAAAAACAGCATACTTATCTAAGAATTTATTAAGTAGTTTTTCTACCTGAGCCTTTGTTTCAACATTAAGAGCTTCAGTTTCTTTTTTATTTTCTACGAGCATTTTTAAAATGCCATTTAAAACCTTGTCGATCTCTTGGGAAGTCAACACTCTGTCTGAGCCAAACATTTTAGCCAGATTAGTTAATGCTTTTGTGGTTTCTTCATTCATAAATTTATTTTAATTCTCCATTAAGGAGTCTATCATATTTTTTTGTGATACAATATACACAATGAAAGATTTAATATTTTTTGGATTAATTGGACTTGCTATCAGTTGGGGATTTGCTCTATTTTTGTATATATTTTTATTTATAATTTTTGTCATACTTAGAAAAGCTTAGTTTTGTGCTAATTCATCAATCATTTGCTTTAGTAATTTTTGTCTAACTGCAGGAGTAACTCCAGTAAGCTGTTGTGCTGCCTTCATAAGCTCCTCAGACACCCCACCGGCTTGTTCTATAAGACCTTTAAACGATGACTTTGGAGATACATCGTAGTACTTACCCACCACCGAGTAAGCCTCAATCAAATCTTGTAGTTTTTTAGCAGTTGTACCTTTCTCAGGAGTTGCCTCATCAAGCGCTTTCAATACTCTTAACACCTCTGGTCTTGATACAGCATTACTTGTAAGTCTACGAGCTAATAGACCTCCTGAAATATCAATAATGTCTTGTGCGTTCTCATTATCAGCAGTTAAGTTTTTGTTTAATTTACGCAAATCAGAAAGAGGCTGCACTATCTTTCGATATTCATTACTAACTTTTTTATAATCTTTATTGTTTGCCTCTAGTACATCTGAAAGCCCTGCTCTAATAGCATTAAGAGCCTTATCTTGAGTTTCTGTGATATTTGCAAGAGACCTCTTTTTGCCATCCAATACTTCAAACAATTCTTGTCTAAATAGGTGAGCCTGTTCTCCTGTTCCTGAGTCAATTGCCTCTTTGAATGCAGTTTCGATTGCAGATCTGTCAGAAGCTGTAAGACTTGATTTAAGAGTAGTTGAGTCGAAGTCCAAGTCTCCATTTGCTTTGAGTTTAAGCCCTTTGAGACCTCCAATTGATTGCAATCTCTTAAGAACAGAATTTTGTACAGTTTCATTGTCGAGTATTCCAAGATTTTTTGAAATCTCACCGAGACGAGCACCCACTTCATCTTGTCTCTTAGCCAATTCAAGAATTTTAGCAGTTAAAGGCTTACCTACAATCTCTTGTGGATCAGTTGCTGATGTTCCTCTTGCAAATGCTTCGGCTGCATCAACTAATTGTTTTACTTCTGGCAAGTTTGCCTTGTCTAGTCTAGACAAAGTGTTTATATCAGCAATATCAATTCCTGTTCTAGCGGCATTTTGTTGAATTTTAGTTGGTAGCGCAGATATAATTGATTCAGTCTTTTTTGCATCCTCCACATTTGCCACGACATTTCTACCTACTCCTTTCACTTTCTCTACGATAGGCTTTGTAACCCCTGCAGTCTTGTCTAGTACTTGTTTTGTAACATCTACAGCGCCTTTTCCGGCTGCAACAGAAGTCTCAGCAGTCTTCACAGCTGCTTTTTTCAATAGGTTAGCCCCTAGCCTTGCACCAGTTACTGATCCGGCCACACTTAGGATGTTTCCAAGAGCCTGTGCGACCTCTCCTCTTACAGTTTCATCTGGGAATAGTTGATTTACTACCTCCTCTCCTTTCAAAAGAGTCTGGCCAAGTTGGATTTGCACACTTTCAGGTAGTGATGTGATTGCCTTTTCCATTATCTTGCTTACCCCAGTGATGTCAGAAGCAGAATCAATGATTGAGTTGATTGTATCTGCAGCTAGACCTACAGTATTACCAATTACTTTTGCAGTATCCTTTGCATTTGTAATTCCCATGTCAGTAGACTCTTGAAATGTAGTGTTTGGATCAATAGCCTTTTTGAAATTATCAGCAATGCCTGAACCTGCGTCAGTTATGTTTTGAATTCTGTCAGAAAGTTTTTCAGTCAAAGGTTTTTCAGGAGTTTTTGCTACCGGAGTATCATTAATTCCCTCCACAGTAAAACCATCGGCCACAAATCGGTCAATGAATTTTTTACCATCAACACCCTGAGGACGATTGTCTAACATCGTCTGCATTTGTTGTCTTGAGATTGTTTTGTTGTTGTTTTGCATAAATAATTTTTATTAATAACTATATCCACCCACACCACCTCCTGAAGAGGTAGATGTTGCACCAGTCACAGCCGCTTTCATTTTAGCAAAGTAGATGTCCTCTGCTGTTGGAGCGAATGTAACTCCGTAAGTTGTAAGTTTACTGTTAAGTGTTCCTTCGAGACTTGATTTCAAACTGTCGATTTCCACTTGTGGATTGCCAAAGAATGAGTCTGCCGAATAAGATGTCGGTAGTTTCTCTGCATATCTTGCCTCTTCTACTACTGACAAAGCAGCACCTGATCTAGCACGAGACAAAAGGTCAACGATTTCATCTTGTAGTGATGACAATGCTGTTGCGTTTACAGACGGAGCGATTGAATTTTTTACTCCTTTTACAACTCCAGTTCCAAATACACCTGTAACCCCTTCGTTCTGAAGTTCTGTATACAGAGTTTTATATTCATCCATTTTCTTAATCAAGTCACGCAAAGCAGTTACACCTTTCTGTTCCTCAGCGCCGATATTTTTAGGTACTTGGCCAGTTGTGGCAGTTACCAATTGTCCTGCAGCCACTCTTCCTGAGGTTACTGCATTTATAACTTGTGGAGTATAGCCATCAAGTTGTACTGGAGTAGACTCTGTGACACCCATAAACTTGCGCATTTTTTTAATGTAGTCAGGAGTAGATGTTTGACCATCTGACCTTTTGTTTCCGGATGCAGGTTGACCTGAGAACCACACACTTGCTACATCATCCCAGTTTCCATACTTCGCATAGTTTAATTCTGACTGGTATTCAAACACCTTCTCTTGCGCTTCAGGACTTGCTAGGAATTGTTGAGGAGTTAGTGTTCTACCAAGCGCTGCCTGAGTCCAAGATGGGATGTTTTTACCCATTACTTGGTATTTACCATAGGCTCTGTCCCCTTTATACATTCCAGTTTCCATTATTTTGCCTAATGCTGTGTAATTCATCGAGCTTTCGAGCATTCCGATGCCTCTTTTAAAATCTTCCAATGTGAAGCCATTTTCTTTTGAAACGACACCAATACTTTCAGTACTATTCATGTCGTATGTGCCATTTTCAATTTGAAGTTTGATTACCTCTTGTTGTAGTTTTTGTTGTGCCAAATAATCCCCTGCATAAGAGCCGAGAATTATTGCAGCAGATTGAGCATCCGGAGCATTTGACGCTCTTTCCAAAAGAGCAGCAGGAGCATATGGAGCAGCCTTTACGATCAAGTCTGATTTTGCCTTCTCCTTATCCTTGTAATAAGAAAGGATTGTTGACTCCTCTTTTAGTTTTGCATCCAAAGCCTCAGTTCTTTCTTTTGAAATGGTAGAAAGGATGTCTTTGTTAAGCTCGTATTGTTTCAATCTAACCTGTAGGTTGTCTTCCAATGGTTTATATTTCAGATCAATGATTTGTTGTGCCTTCTCTTTCGCCAAATTTAGCTTATTTAGAGAGCCTGTAGCCCCTGCCGATACAATGTCAGCCTTTGCCGACAATTCGAGGCGTTTAATGGCATTTTTTCGCAATTCTCCGGCCTGTTCTGGCGCTAACCCTGCGTCTGTGACACCTTGTCCGGCTACTTTCTCTTGTAAAAGCAATGGAATGGCTGCAGCCTCTTTGTCTAGGACAGATGATTGAGCGTTTATGTCAGCAATTTGAGTTAGATATTTGTTAAGTTCTTCTGTGGCAGTATTAACCCCTGCAGTTTCATTGGCCTGTATGGTGTCAGCACCCTTTCCGAGTAATTTTTCCATCGTAGAAGAGATAGAAGTGGCGTCAGTTACATTTTTAGTCTGTAAGGTTTGATACAGTTTGTTGATTTCCTCATATGCCTTAGCAGTTGATGATGTTGCAGCACTTCCAATACCCCCATAGTTAGTTGTATCTACTGGTGGAGTCACCGATTTGATCGGAGTCGCAGGTTTCATTTGGTCTACAGTAATTGCGCCTTGTGTGTTTGTTTGAGCAGGTGGAGTTGTAGTTGTATCTGTTGGCGCTTTTGCTTTTAGTGTATTTAAAAGAGAGATGTTCTGGTCTGCACTTCCCATGTAGTTTGAAATACCATTTGCCTCAGCTAGTTTTTTTCTAGATGAAAAATCACTTGCCTGTCCTGATGTATTTAAATAGTCTACGATTGAGTTATTCATAATTTTATTTTTAGTTTATCATATTTCTAGGAAATCAAGCCTAGAGTTCTAAGTGCTGTTAATAAGTTTGCTAAAGTGTCACTTGCAAGAGCTTGTTGTGCTACCGGATCTTTTCCATAAAATCCGACCCTGCTCTCTTTATCAAAGGCTATATAATTTTTTAGATATGTTCTTCCTAATCCATTATATTGAAAAACAGCATCCACTAAATTTTTTAATTCAGCTACTTGTCTTTCTAGTTCCTGTATTCTTAGTTCTTGATTATTCATAAATTTTATATAGTAGTTTCTACTGTTTCGTATTTATAACCAAACTCTGCAATATCAATCCCCTGATCAAATGTCAGCTTGAATTGAATATCCCTCCCCTCACCAAGAGGATCACCATTTGTGTCATTCAGTGCCTCAATTACATAGTTATTTTTGCCACTTGGACTTGTTTCTGAGAATAAGGTTGTAAATGCACCCCCATCAACAGAATATTCCAGTTTAAGTGTTCCATACCCAGCAGCATTTGCGTAAGCCCTAACATATACACTGTGAAGTTTCTTGATTTTTGCTTGGTCTTCCACTTCTATTCCCACATTTTGTGGGAATGTGTAGGTAGAGTCAAAAGTATTGTAAAGAGCATTGGCGTCATATGTTCTAGTCACTTTTCCGTTTAAATTAGCAAAAAAGAAGTAATCATGTATGTTAAAGAAGTTATAACTGTAGGTTGATGTATCTCCTTCGTATTGTGAAGTTCTATCTTTTGTTAAAAAAGGCTCTCCATTTCTGTTAAATCCAAAAGCCCACAAAAACGGGTATGGAGTTGATTGTGTTTGGTCTAAGAAATACACCACATCTTTCCACACTGTGTAATATCCACTAATTGAATTTGTTGTTGCAATGTTAGCTTCTTTCAATAGTTTAGCAGAGCCTCCAACATAACCTCGTATCTTTAGTTTTGCATCCAAAAAAGTTGTTGACGAATTTCTACTTGACCCACCAATTAAAACTCCGTTTAAATTTGCTAAAAAACAGATTCTATCATCTCCGAAGGGTACTACTTCTTGGAAAGTAGTTACAGTTGTATCTCTTCCCCACAAGTAAACAAAGCTTTTGCCTTGCCCATCGACAACTGCAACTGCAATATAAGTTCCCCAATGTGAAAGCCCCACAATGTTAAAAGGAGTTGATACTCCGGCAGTAGTCACTGTTCCGGCTGAACCATCCCACACAAAGATTGACTTTCCTATCGCAATGTAGAGTTTCGAGTCTTGTGGATGTACTATAGGCTTTGGTATATTCCCCCCACTGCCACTTGACTCAGTAAAAGCTGAGACCATTGAGGTGACATTTGCATCTCCGTCATATCTATAAAGGTAGTTTGATGTCCCTGAATAAGAAAGACAGTAAACAGAGTCTTTATAAGAAATAGCCCCATTGTAGTATGGAGTATTCCCTGCAGCAACAGAACCTGTTTGCCAGTAAGATGTGATGTCGTCTCCATTTTTTCTAAAAAAACGAGCTTGATTTGATACTGCCGATGCGTATCCTACACCGAGTATTTTTCCATCACTTCTCCTTACACCATCAAGTAAATAAAATTGTTCTGCAGCCGATTGATTTGTATCTTTTTCGTTTCTGCGTAGGTTTTTTAAAAGTCTAGGATCAGTATAAATATCGCAGTGACTCATGTCTGCTGCTACATTTTTTCTATCAGGATACTTGGTCTCTGCAAGTCCTCCATCAAATCTATTTATTAATACTTTTTTTATTGCCATATTATTTATTATTTTGTCTCATTGGTCTCATCCTTTGAATTGCACCCATCCTAGTTGAGTCGGCATTTAATCTTTTGAAGTGGTCTGCAATATCTGCCTCCATTTTTAGAAGTTCCACTTTCAAATTCCCTGCTCGTCTTTGGTCTTTTTTCAAACACCAGAAATAAGAAGGTCTTAGCCATAGGTAATCATGAAAGCGATTAGGAATTCCGGCTACTTTTGTTGTATCTGTGGACACAAAATAAGAGCCTGTGCGACTTACATGCAACTTTAGCCCATTTGTAGAGTTGTAATTTGGCTTTGGAAACAAAACTATCTCCTCTCCTTCGATGTAATACTCCTCTGGTTCTCCGGCAGTCGCTTTATAAGAGGCAATACCCTCAGTAATTTCCTCTTTATTCTTGAAATTTAGCCTCTTAGACGAGCCATCTGCTCTCAAGATGTCCACTCTATCAACTTTAATGATTTGATTTGAATTTGAGTCAGTATTGAATGTATATCTTTGTGTTCCAGACACTAAGTTTATTGTGTGCGCAGACTCAGATGAATGATTTGTATCGTCTACTTTGATTTTGTTTGTGTATTTTTCGGCGATTGCAAAAAACTCATCAATAGCGCTGTTGACATCCTTTGTTATAACTTTTAGTGGGTATGAATTTGTTGTTGCTGAAATTAACCCACAAGTGTTTTGAATGAGCTGAACAATACCATCTTTGTTTGTTGTGTCACTAAATTGTAATTGAGCCATATTATTTTAAATTGTGGGTATTTATTACCCTATATAGCCCACCATTGCTGATGAGCTATAAGGATATACAACTATGAAGTTGCGAACGGAGTAGCTACGACACCTGAACCGATAAGAGTTCCTGAAACAGCCCAGCGAGTTGCTGAAACACATTCCACTCTTATTCTAGTTCCTTTGATAGCCCCTGTTGTTGTACCATTCATCGAGATTGCAACATGTGTTGAACCATTTGCGCCAAATCCTACAGTAGCGTTTGAAGTATCAGAGTCAACACTTATTAAGTATCCCTCTAACAATTCTGTGCCTGCAGATGTAATGATTTTAGCTGCATTCGATGTGATAGTAGTAGTAACAAAGAAATCAAAGTATGTCCCGACTTTTGCTGTCGGTAAGGTATAAACAATTCCGGCTGCTCTATCAAAAAGGACAATTGAACCACTCTCTTTTGCAGTAAGTGATCTAGTTGCTCCCTCTCCTGATATTACATTTTTTCCTGCTTGGAGTACATCCAAGATTTGTTTGAGTCCTCTTAACATATTTTTTTAATATTTTTAGTTAATACCTTTTAAGTGGGGATGTGGTACATACAATTTGTATCGGTGGGATGACATTTTATATATACCACACCCCCACCTATAAAGGTGGTTGGTAATAAATCGAAGGCTAGGCTAGTGTGATGTCAATAACTAGGTCTGTTTTAGGAGCCCATAGTTTGAAACCAATATAACCAAAGGTTACTGTTTCCATACCTGTTTTACCAGATACTTGTTTCTCTTCAAATTTAAGACCACGAGGAGCTGCATAAGTAGCTACACCCTTAACACCTGCAACTCTGTGGCCAGAGTTAGTATAAGTAGTAGTACCCAATGTTTCAGACGCAAAAGTTCCTGTTCTAACAACATAAATGTCGAAACCTGCTTGAGATGTTAGGAATCCATTGTTTAGCGCTGAGTCTGCGAATGAGAATCCACTTGTCATTTGCGCTTCGATGAATCCCGGTACATCTGTGTTTTCGATTACTAGGAACAATCCCTTGTATACATCTGCGTAACCTGCTAATTTTCCACCCAAGTTTGAAAGGATAGTGTTAACATTCGCAGCTGTAAACCCTCCTGCTGGAGTAGTGTAAGCTCCTGTTCCATCTTCACAAAGGTTGTTAAGAACGAATCTGTCGATCTTAAGAGCAACTGCGTAAGTTTGCTCATCAAATCTAGATGCAAACAAATCAAACTGTGAAAGAGAACTTTCAAAGTCGTAGACATGTTCTGCAACGATAACCTCGTTGTTTACAGTCAATGTGTCGTCTGTAAGAGTAAAGTCAGCTACTGAATAAGTACCTGCTATTGCTTGTACAGTTGCACTTGCTTGTGAACCATAAGGATTTTGTAATGTTTTAAGATCAGAACGATCAACTTGACAGATTTTTTCTGCTACAAGCATGTTTCTCAATGCTTGTTCTAGAGTTGATTGACGATATTTATCTCTGTACGATTTAGTACTGATAGTGTTAGCCATAGAGGTTAAAAATTAAATTATTAATCTATTAACCCACCGATCAGCATTACTTACCTGCTTTTCTTGCTGCAATTCTTGCTTTCGCTAACCTCTCGATGTCGTCCTCGTTTTCAGGCAGATTACCTTTTGAGGCATCCTCAAGAAGTTTTTGATCGCTGACCTTCTGATTTCCGGTTCTGCGTTGACCCATATTAGTGGCTCTTGCAGTTTCCCTTTTTTCAGCTTGTCGTTTTAGGATAATTTGCAAGTCTTCATCCTTCAAAGCCTCTGCGATAGATATTTTGTTGAGTTTTGCATAGTTGCCTACTCTTTCAAAATCTTCTTCAGGAACATCAGCCTTGATTAATGAATACATATCCTTTGTAGAAAAGTCGTCAGTTTTGGCATTAGGTTTAGTAGGATTAGGCTTTTTAGCTTCATCTTTTGGATCTTTACCTCCTCTTTCGGCTTTCTCGGCTCTGATTTTGTAGTTGTGAGCTAACTCTTTATACTTTTTAAAGTTTTCAGGAGTCATCTCTTCTTCTCCATCATCAGCTCCTTCTGAGCCACCTTGATCTTCTTGCTCATCGGCGTTTTTGTTTACGAACTCAGCATTGTCGTTTTCGAGGTTTGAGCCATCCTCTTTGGCGTTTGGGATTGTCATAGAATGTTTTTTAGGAGATCTTCTACTCCAGTTAATTTTAAGTGTATTAGTTTATAATTTTTTGTCAAGCGATTTATTTACTAGAGTTCTTTTTTAATCTTTCAGTTGTTTGTTGGATGGTTTCTGTTTTGAATCCGGCCAATAAATATGATTGATTTAAGTGAGCCTCTGTGTGAGACACAATGGCGTTTCTAGTAAGAATGTCTGCGTGGATAAGTCTGTCTGATTTTCCATCAAAAGATAGTAAGTCAGCAAGAGCAAATGCATAGCAGTCATCATCTTGGAACTTTGCCTCTAGAGTATCAAAGTATTTTACCAATTTGTCTCTAGCAATTATGTAAGGGATAGACATTTCTGTATCTCTATCTTTTATTTCAACATTGAGCCACATATCAGTTAATTGATACAGTGGAGCCTCAGGATCGAGTTTTGGATTAAAGAGTTTGAACAGGACTGCCCATGCCTCACTTCCCATTGGGAATGTTTTAGCAATGTTCTCTTTGTCAGCAGCCGACAACGGAAATTGAAGAAACTTTTTTCTTAACTGAGTAATTAGAGTGTCATTCTCTGCAAATATTCTCTTGATTAACTCAAGCTCTGCATCGGTGAACCTCATTGTTTGTTTCTTTTTTTCTTGCATGGAATTATTTTTTACCTTTTTTGATAACTTTTTTTGCGACCTTTTTTGCAGGAGCTTTCTTGGCTACCTTTTTCACTGGCGCTTTTTTTACAGTTTTTTTCATAGTTTTATTATTGATTATATGCGATTAATACTTTGTCTAAATAATCTTTCTTTCTAAGGTATTCCTCAGGATTTGAGACTTTTAGTTTTTCCACATAAGAAACAAATTGTTCTTTTGTGGTGTTTGGTAGCGTACCTACTTCATTAGATGGCTCTAATTCAGTTTTTTTTTCGTCTGATGTTGAAGTGACTTCTGTTGCAGTCTCTGTTGCATCTGTTGCAGTTTCAACTACAGGCTCTACCACAGGTTCTGCAGGAGCAGGAGTTTCCTCTACTACAGCAGGTTCTTCTGGTTGAGTTTCTGTGTTGTCTAGCACCACAGCGCCACTTTCGATAGCGTTTGCCACTTCTTCATCAGTTGCCTCACCAATTGGAGCGCCTACTTCCACACCTGCTGCTGCTAATTCAGGATTAGCGTCAAGCATTTCTTGTGTGACAACAGTTGGCATTTCCACTTCAGCAGCATTTACATTTTCAGTTTCAGTTTCATTCATAAGGATTATTTGGTTGTTGCTTCAGCAACTTTATTTAATAATTCCCCCACCGATTTTGGCGACCCACCACTCGCTTGGGGAATAGGTGATGGGGATTGTTGTTTAGTGTTTTGTAGTTGAACAGATGATATTACTCCAGTTTCCTCTAGGATTTTACTAAATAGCATTTTACCATTTGGATCTTGTAAGATTGCAGGATTTGAAACGATTGTTTGCAAGAGTGTGTTAAGTGTTTGCAATACAACTCTTCTGTCTGAGCCTTCATTTGTGATGTCAACTTCAACTTCCCATTCGATGTCTTTCAAAATATCTTTCCATTTTACTGAGTCAATTTCTGAAGGTTTTATAAAGCGTTGATTTAGTAATGGCGCTATCTCATCCCTGATTTCTTTTTCAGCCTCTGCAGGATTGAATTCTGGAGCTACACCTCCATCAAATATGATTTCAGCTGCCTTTTTGTTGTATCTACGGATTGCCTCATTTGGAATGTAAAGAGAATCAATAGTTTCAATATGCTCTGCTGATAAGATTTCAGCAATTTCCTCACTTGTATCAAGTTCTTTTTTAATACGAGGGATAACATGCTTTTTAATGATTTGCGCAAGTTGTAGGCCTTTGTTTTCCACCATGATTTCAAATAGCCCATGAGACTCTTTGTTTGCGATTTCAAAAGAACCTAGAGGAACATTTGAGTTTAGATTGTCTCCGGTGATGGCTTCAGTTGCACCCACAGTCTTGTTGCCTTGCAAATAGAATAGCTCTCCCAGAGTTTTTAATGCTCCAATGTCATGAGAAACATTGTTTACCATTGTAAGTGGAGAATTTGGAGCGTGGATTAAGATGTCTCCTGTTTCCATTGCTGACAAAACATTCTGTCCGATTAGATTTCCATCTGCTGTTTGGAATATTAGCTTTGATGAAAGGTCTAGTTGGTCTTTCATTGCCTTCACAGTATGGTTTTGCATCCATTGAGCGTCAAACAAATGCTCTACTGCTCCAATTGATTGCTCTCTACCATTTTCTTTAATCAAGTGAGTAAGTGTAAAAGGATCATCTTCTCTAACACCTTTGTAAAGGCAGAGGTCTTGATACTCGTCGTTCTCATCTAGGAAATAAGAAATAACATGCATTTGGTATGAATATATGTCATCGTCCTCCTCTTTTCCTGAAATCCATGACTCTGGGAAATACCCATTTACTTCGTAAACTTCATAGAAGTCATCCTTTTGGTCTACATTTTGTTTGTCAGCTGTTTTTCTTGTGCTTTTAGAACCTAGCAAAGACTTCACTTGGTCTTTGTAGTAAAGAGGATGTTGTATCAATTCACTTTCTGCAAAATCAAACTTTTGAATTTTAGGATTGGCTGCAAAGTTAATTACATCTGAGATAAGGTTAGTCCACGATACAACTTCCAATTGTAATTTTTCCCCATCGTCAACTGCTTTGATTGGAGATGAACCGAATGTTGCAAGGTCTCTCCCCCATTCGTTTAAGAATTGGCCGAAGTTGTTTTTGCGCATCCACTCCTGCAATTTAAGTGTTGCTATAAATGAAAAAAGGACATTAGAAAACTTAGTCGATTTAATTCTGATGTCTTTTCTGTCTATATCGGTTGCACGATACCAAAGGTTACGAGCAGCATTTACAATGTTAAAAAATGGCTTTTCTCTATCAAGAGCGTCTGTATCTCCTGAGATATGCTTTGAGTTAATGTAGGCAAGTATTCGTTCGATGTTTTCGTATTGCGAGAACTCTACATACTTTGAAATCTTAGTTGTGCCAGTAGTGTAATTGTCCTCTGACTTGCGAACTAACTCGGCGACCTTTTTTGTGTAATCCATAATTTTTTTATTATTATTAATTTGTAATTTTAAGTGTAGCACATTTTTTAAAAGTCAAGTAGTGTTTTATTTGTTCGAGCGTCTCTCTTGCGACTTCATTTGCATTTGCGACCTTTGGAATGAAAATACTTTTTCTAATTCCGGATCAACTTGCGTGGCTTCTTTTTGTAATTCAAACCACATTCTGAATATGATTGGATCGCCTACATCGGGAGACCTTCCTAATTCCTCTTTTACTAAATCCTTAGGTCTGATTTGCAATTTCCCATCAGAGTCAACATCTTTCACTTTCAAAAGCGCTCCCAAGTCTGCAATGATTTCATCTCTAAAACTTGGAACTGCAAAAGCAATCTTATGTTCGTTTATAACTTCAGCGAGTTTGAAACCACATTGAGATTTAAGATTTCTGTAATTTGGTTTGCCTACCATAAAGTCGTCTGTGATTTTGTTGCGCTGTCTGATTTCATTTGCAGTAGGTAATGGCGATGAGTTAGCCTGAAAGCCTCTCACACCAATCAAACCATCGACAACACCTCCACCAATACCATCTTCATCGATAATACAATTTGCGTAAGGGATACGCTCATAGGCCAATATATCCTTTATGGTTTGAATGTTTTGTGCTACCGATTGCTTAGCCCTCTTTTCAATTTTTACCAATTCCATACCTTCCCAATGATGAATGGTCGTCATGTCTTTACCAAATCGAGCCACATCGACACAGAGGTATTTGTCATCAGAGCCATCGACTGTGTTTGTGAAAGTATCAATCAAAGCGTCATAAGAAACAATCGAGTCCTTGCTTTCATCATAGTCCCAATCTCCCAAGTACAAGCGTTGTCTACGCACAAGGTCTTTTTCATTTTTAAGAGTTTCAACATAGTCAGCCGGTAGGTATTTGTTATCAATAGCCAGAGCCTGAATAAACTTTCTAGACTTAGGCAGCACTCCCTCTTTGTGTGGATCAACGAAGTCTCTTTTCATCCATCCTTTTTTAGGATTGGCAGTGATTAGAAGTTTCTTTTTGAGGTTGTAAACATCGTTTTTCCATCTACCTACAGACAGCCACAGGTTTGCTTTCGCAGCCTCAGCCACCTCTCCACCCTCTTCAATCATCCCTCTTGTCATTTGCATAGAACCGAACCTCTCAAACAATGGATCGGATGGTATGTGTTTACAGGCTAAAAGATAGACCTTAGAGCCATTTTTTAGATTATAAACAGAATCTTGCCCATTGAAAGAGGCGTAGTCTTCCACTTTTAAACCCCAGTTTGTAAAAACTTCGTGAATGGTTGGAATTGTAAACTTGCGCAGGTCTGTCAATTCAGCACGAGCAATGAAGTAGTGAGTTTCAGGATAAGTAAGAGCATCGCCAAATATCAAAGACACTCCGAGATAAGATTTACCCCCTCCCTTTCCACCTCCATACAAAATCTCCTCAGTCACATTATCAAGCCACGCTTCAGCTGCCTCGATTTGCTTTTGGTTTTTAGTTTTAAATACTACTTCGATGCTTTCCATATTAATAAAATTTTACAGTTACCCAAGCGTCTCGTATTCCATTACACTTTTTACACAAATATAAACTTGCAGACGAGCCATCTGCTTTTTCTTTAGAAGAGATTTGTTTTGTGTCTTTGTAGAAAAACCTGTGCCAACGAGATGTACAAGTTCCATACAAAAACTTTTCTTGTGCGTCAATCCAGTCTTGCGCATCCCATATTCTAGGTTTTGGTAGGTAGTCTATTCCCATATTATTCGTAGGTTTTTTCTAACTGTTCCGGCGAGAATATATGCAACATCCCATTCCCATTGCCATCATCGTTTAAATTAAGCAATTCGACCACCAGTCTTTCCTCTCCTTTGAGAGTAGTAAAAACTGCTCTGACCACCCCATTAAAAACATATCCTTTTACCTTTTTACAAGTGTCACCAACTCTTAGTTTTGTATTCATTTTTTGAGTTTGCGCTCTTTCTAGTTCCCTTGATAATTCCACCAAGCGCATATCTTGTTCTTTTTCAGTAAGAACATCCCAGTTAAAAACATGCATTGCTGCCAATGCCTCTGTGCCATTTGGTAGTTCTTTTCTCATTACAATTTCCATCCCCACCTTGTTATCAATTCTTCTGTATTCTACTTTCATATTTATTCTTCTTTTACTATTCGCACACCAGTAATTTGAGGCACAATCTTTTCTCCTTGTGTTGTCACATCAATGTTTTGTGAGGCCTTTCCATACACCATTTCCATCACAGCAATGTAAAGCCGGTGGTATCTAGGAGATTGAGAGGACATCATTTTGTCTAGAATAGGCACAAGTCCGGCCTTCACAAAGTCCTCCTCTGTGATTGCTTTGCCATCTTTTGTGCGTAATTCCCCTAGAACTTGTTTGAAAAGCGTCTTGTAGTCCTTTGTGCCTTTTGGTTTCCCTGCAGGATTGCCACTCTGTCCTTTCTGAAAACCTACCCTTTTGAGCATTTCAGCGTGTTCTTTTGTAAATCTTTTGTCTCCGACCTCCAAAACTTCATTAGAAGTTGCATTTTCAACTTCTGGTTGAGCCTTAGAATTGGCAGGAATGGGCAGATTTTGAGCCACCTGAGGCTTTTGTGCCTCTGGTTGAGTAGTTTGTTGGGTAGCCGGAATAACCCCCTCTTTTTGAGGGATTTTGGCGATTACTGGTTTCCCATTAACAATGACTACTTTTTGATTTCCCATATTATATCTATACCATTCTTTTTGATTTTATTATTACCTGTGAATTCCACATACCTAGAAATTATAACATCAGCATACTTCGGATCAAGCTCCATCCCATAGCACACCCTCCCCAGTTTGTGTGCTGCGATTAGAGTTGTACCTGAGCCTAAGAATGTATCCAGTACTATATCCTCCCCCTTTGTGTTGTTTGTGATTTGGTAAGAGATTAATTCTACAGGTTTCATTGTAGGATGTACTTTGTTTTCTTTTGGTTTGTCAAACTCTAAAACAGTTGTTTGCGCTCGGTCTGAATTCCACAGATGCGATGCGCCATCTTTCCATCCATACAAACAAGGCTCATGCTTCCATTGGTAGTCTTGGCGACCCATTACCAAAGATGATTTATTCCAAATAAGTGTCTGACGGATTGTGAGCGCTGCTGCTTTACATGCTGCTCTGAAATTGTAGCCCTCTAAATCAGCGTGCCAGATGTAAAATACACCACCGGCTTTTAAGAATGAGACTGCATTTACAAATGCATCGGTTAGGAATGTTAGGAATTTCCCATCTTCCATTGAGTCGTTTTGAATTGTAAGGCCAGTCCCTCCTTCGTAGGCTACATTGTAAGGTGGATCAGTAATCCAAGAGTCAGCTTTTCGGCCATTCATTAGCTTTTCCACATCCTCCAGTTTTGTTGCATCTCCACACATCACTCTGTGAGCGCCCAGTTCGTAAATGTCTCCGGCGCTTGTAAGTGGCGTACCTTCAGTTGCTACATCAGGAACATCATCATCATTTTCATTTGTGTCGATGAATTTGTCTTTGTCAAACCCTGCAATTTGCATAGTTTCAAAGTCAACTTCAAAGTCGGCAGTATATTCTAGGAAAGAGTCCTTTGTGATGTATCCATGTTGAGAAGAAAAGTCGAGAGCCAGTTGCTTTGCCTCAGCCATATCCTTTGCCTCCACTTCCACATAGGGAATGCCCTCAGGGAATGTGTATCCCTCCTCGAGCAATTCCACCACAGCCTTTCTACGCCCTGTTCCATCTACCACAAACTTTTGCCATGTAAAAACAGGCGAAGTCCACCCACGCTTTCGCATTGCGTTTTTTAGTTTTGTGACATCACGCTTGTTAGCGTCCTTGAGAGTGTTGAATGTAAAATCGTCTAAAAAGGCTTGTAAAGTAAGCGTTTTTGTGTCTTTTACTTTGTTTTTGATAATTTTTTCTTGCATATTCTATTTCAAAGTTACTACTTTTACAGCCCACATTTGTGCTGTAATAATGTTTGCAAGTGCTTCGTCACGCATTTTTCTTTTTCTAGCAGTCGGAATTGTGCCATCATCTGCAGGTACAGATTGTTCTACAATGTCAAATGCTTTTGCAAATAACGCTTTTAATTCTGCTACCTTTTGATCTCCACTTGGATTAAAAAGAGTACCTACAGCAATTTCTCCGGCTGTGAGTGGTCTACCAACATTGCCTACTTGAGCACCATTTATATTATTATCATTCATATATTTTTTATTAAAATCCTAATTTTTGCACATCCTCGACAGATGTAATTATATAATATTGTCCTCCGGCTTTTTTGCATTCTTGCTCGAAGGCTTTTTGATGATCGCTTTGTCTTCCCTTTGGTCTTTTTACCTCTAGGCCAATAAATAAACCATCTTTGACTAAAAGAATGTCAGGTATTCCTTTTTTTGAGTACTTAGGCATTGCAAACCACCTGTTGTCTCGGAACATCCCTCCAGTATTTTGTCGCCAGAAAAAATATCGTTTATAAGATAGGTAGTCGCAAATTGCAGTTTGAATGCTGCTTTCAGATACCACCGATTTCTGAACTTTACTTTTCATAAATCAAGTGTACTGCGAATTAATACAATGTCAAGCGATTTTGAGTTATCCACAATCCCACGCTTTGCATTTAGCAGTTCTCAATGCATACTTATTATACCGGTCAGTTGCCTTGCATTCTCTGATCTGTACCTAACTTGCAAGGCTAGGTACGGATCAGAAAAAACCACGACAGGAATTGATCGGCTAATTAAAAACAATATAAAATCATGGCAACAAAAAGAATGTTTAGTGAAAAAATAGTATGTAGTGACGCATTTATGGAAATGCCAATCTCGACTCAGGCGCTTTACTTCCACTTAGGAATGAAAGTTGATGACGATGGATTTGTAAATCCCAAGATGGTGATGAGAATGATTGGCTCAGGAGACGATGAGCTAAAAGTCCTCATCGGAAAGCGCTTTGTAATTCCCTTTGAAAATGGAGTCATCGTGCTGAAACACCATCGAATTAACAACAACATGGACACCCACAACCACACCCCGACAGTTTACACCGAGCAATTAAAGTCCTTGTACCTGAAAGATAACAAGGCCTACACCCTTGACCCTGCTCAGAGTAAAACATCACAGTCTGTCGCCAGTCTGACAGCAGACTGCCCACAGTCTTTAGATAAGATAAGAATAGATGAGAAGAGATTAGATAAGATTAATAATATTAAGATCGAAAAGAAGGAGTCTAAAAAGGAAAGATTGAATGGTGGGTATGGTTTCAAATTTGAGTCTTTCTGGACTGCCTATCCTAACAAGGTGGCAAAAGGGAAGGCCTACGAGGTTTTTCAATTGCTTACTGAGGAATTACAAACCGAGTGTGTAAATGCTATTAACAAGCAGGTGGAAAATAATCACTTTTGGAAAGATTGGCTAAATGATGGGATAGGAGGAGACAACCCCCCTCATCCGACAACTTGGCTAAATCAAAAGAGATGGGAGGACAATGTGGTAATGATCGAGCGCAAAGGAAAGCGCAAATTAACAACCGGTGGTGGAGTGGACTTAACTAAAAAATAATTTATACTTAATTTATGAAAAAAATATTAACATTACAAAGTGGAAAATTGGTGACAGTTTTAATTTTTGCAACTGACGAGGAAGTGTACGCAGAGGTTATGAAATCAGCCTTTGAAAGCGAGGAGGAGTTACAAGAAATTAGAGACTTGTGTGCAGCGTTGGAGGACACGCCAGTTGAGGATGTTAGAGTTATAGCAGAGGTCGACTATAACATTTCTGACGCAGAGGCAAATCAATAATGGAATTCTCAAAAGAATTTAAAGAACTTCTAAAAATCTGGCAGGAGTCAGGAGCTTGGAGGAGATTTTCTTTTGAGGATTTTGTATTGGAAATACAAAAAATACTAGAAATAAAACATGACAAAAGAACAAACAAATAGTTGGGAAGAGGAACTAAAAGAAATTATAGACGGAGACTGGGAACTTATGGAACTAAATCCAGGCAGACCTTATAGGACTGGTATGAAAGAGGTACATTTTATTAAACTCAAAGTCTTTATCTCTCAAGAGAAAGAAAAGTGCTTTAAAGAAACGGTAAAGGCAATTTTTTC